CTAAGAAGTTAGCACCACCTCTTAAAGTCAACTGATGGATCTTGTTAGATACTTTTTGGATCTTAGTACCTAAGGTTTGGAACCATTGACCTTGAGTGTTGTAGAAAGCTGAAGCATTAGTAGTTAATGCACCGTTGCTATAAACTTGGTTGTTAATAGCTGACCAGTATTCAGTAGCTGCAGCAGCATCTTCGATCAACATATCCAAGATTTCCAAATCAATTTCCATTGAGATATACTCACTCATGATGTTAGTCAATTCAGCTTCAGCATCAATGTTTTGATAAGCAGCTAAGTCTTGAGCAAATTCAGGAGTCCATACTGCTTTCAATTTCTTGGTTTTAGCAGTGATAGGTTGTGATTGCATTCTAACGTTGATCTCAGGGATAACGATTTGAGTTGCACTTGCAGCGTTAGGTACTGAGAACGCACCATCAGCTTCAAAATCACCACGACCTGATTGGTTACCACCTACAGCAGAAGCTTGGTTGTTACCTGAGGTTACGTTGATACCATCTTGAGAAGTTGATTTTTGGTAGAATACAGTAACGTTAGCTGCTGGAGCACCTGAGAATGCTGTAGCTGAACCTGTATAGAAGAAAGCAATAGTACCTGCTGTGTAGTTGTAAGTAGTAAATTGTGGTAACAAGTTAGCAGGAGCAAATCCACTACCACTCAATACAAATCCACGAACTGCATCTTGATCAAATGAAGGTAAGAATGAAGCAGTAGCAACTGTTACTTTGTAAATACCGTTAGATATTACAGAAGCAGAATAATCGGAATCAAAATTCAATTCAGCCCAAGAAGCAGTAACTACTGAACCTGTACCTGCTGATAATGTTGGAGTAGTTCCACCAGCACTTGAACCTGATACCCAAACAGAAGCTGAGAATTGGTTAGTAGCGTAAGTGAAACGACCTTCTGGACCACCATATAAACCACCTTCTGGAGCTGGAGTAGAGAATGGGAATTGAGAAGCTGTGTTTCTATTACCATATAAAGATGAACCAGCACCGAAAGGAGTCTTAGAGTTACCATATTGGAAATCCAAGAAGAACACTAGACCTGAAGGCATGTTCATTGGTTGAACTGAAACGAATTCTTTAGCTACGATAGTTCCGAATACTTTACGAACTAAAGGCAAAGCAATTCCAGCCCAGTTTTCACCTTGACCGCCTGATGTGAAAGAAGAGTTTGAAGAGATAGTATTGGTTTCAGTTACCAACTGCTTAGCTTGGTTTTCTAACAAGATAGACATGTTGTTTTTGTCAACTTCTACTAATCCTTCTAACAATCCTGTTTTTGCCCATTTGTTGGACAATTTAGCAGCATCGCTCTGAAGTGACTTCCAAGAGCCAGCTGCGCTTTCTAATAATTGTTGTACGTGTGACATTGTTTTTTAAATTTTTGTTTTTATTTGTTTTTGTTTGTGTTAATTCCAGCAAGTTGTTGCCATCTTGCAAATTGGTTGTTTACTTCAAGAATTGGCTTCTTTTCAACAACACCTAAAGATTTTGAAGCACTTCCTCTTAATAATGATTCATTAACAGGTTTTTTAGTTTCTTTAAATCCTTCAGATAAGGTTTCAAATACTAATTTTGCTTCTTTAATACTAGTAGCTTTATCAAAAGCAGCTAATATTTTTACTTTTTGACTTTCAGTCAAGTTTTTAGTTTTGAAGATCTTGTTGGTGTAAAGTAATTTAGCGTTGAATAAGTTAACTTCGTTCAATTCAGTTTTGATGGTGTTTAATGCAGAATAAGCTTCGTCCAACTCTTTCTTCATTTCATCCATTTTCTTCTTCATTTCATCCATTTTTTTAGCATCTTCAGCTTTTTTATTAGCTTCAGCTACTACTTCTTCTTCACTCGCTTCCATTTCTTCACCTTCTCCTTCTTCACCTTTTTCTTCTCCGCCTTCTTCAGCACCTTCACCGGCTTCTAATTCACCAGCAGCTACCATGTCAGCGATTACATCTTCGATGAAAGATTTAAGATCATCTTCGTCCATGTTTTCGATGTCGATTTCTTCTTCTTCTGCTTCTTCCGCTTCAGTAACGTTTTGGCCAGCTACGTTTCCGTGTTCGCCTGGTTCATCTGGGGAGTCAGTTAAATTGATGTTCTCATCCATTTCATCTAGCTCTCTTAAAAGTTCATCAAGATCAACTTCTTCATCCATTTTTTCAGCTTCTTTAACTTCAGCTTCTTCAGTAGACATAGGTTTATCACCATATTCTTCTAATTCTGCCTCATACATTTCATTAGCTTCATCCATGTTGTAGGTTTCATCAAGATCCTCTTCTTTCAACTCATCTTCGTCCATTTGTGCTAATTTAGCAGCAAATTTTTCTTTTAACAATGGGGTGAAAGATTCTTCAAGAGCAGCTTTTGCATTAGCGATGGCTGTTTCCTTTACAGCTTTAGCATCGGCAATGGCTTCTTTTAGTAAGTCTCTGTTTTTCATTTGTTTGTTTTTTATCCTCAAATAATTTTTGTTGGAAATACGCTTATTATTGATCGACGATTATCGAAGCGTAATAATATATAGAAAATTGATGTGATATAGAGATCACATATTCCTGTATACATATGTCAAGATTTTTAAAAGTCGAGAAAAATAAACCCTCCTTTTTAGGGGAGGGTCGGTCCAAAGATACTATCTAAGGAGGGGTTAAAATATTGGGCATGTACCGTTAGCACATAATATTTCTGTTAATAAAGAATTAACTTTAGCAAATTTATTTTCTGGTAAATATTCTTTACCTTCTTTAACTAATTGCATGTATGAGCCTGGATTTGATGGGGTTGAAACAAAGTCCCAACATAATAATTCAAAATCATCTTGTACTTCTAAAGTACCTTCATTGATTTCTTTTAATGAACCCATTCCACGAGATGAAACACCTACTTGAACATTATTGTCAATAAGTGCTTTTAAGATATTGCCTGATACAGTTGGTAGAATTTCTATTTTACCCATTACTTTATCTCCATTCCACCATACTTCTCTAATAATGTGGGATACATTTTTAAGGTTAATGATTGAAGAATCAGGATGGTCTAGTTCACCTGTTGCTCTGTTTTCTTTAACAGTTTGTTGATATTTATCAATTTCTCTTTCCCATAATTCTTTTGGATAATATCTACCATTGCCGTTTTTTACTTCGGCTGTAGCTAAAATACCTTCAACTAAAGGATTACCAGAAGGTGCTCTTAACCCCTCATGTAATTGTATAGGGGAAACAGAAAAAGGTATGGTTTCAATTAATACTTGTTTCATTGTTATAATTCGATTCCGTTTTCGTAAGAGATAACAGTAGTATCTGCATCATACCAATCAGATACTTCATATGAACCATCAGGTAATTCGTTTACGTGTTGAACTACTCCTTCTCTAGATATAGAATAAGCTAATTTTTTAGCATCGAAGAAATCCATACCGTCTTTTCCTTCACGTGGGGATTTACCTTTAGAATACATTTCAGGAGAACGATCAAATTCATCTTCGGCATATTCATTTAATTCCTCTTTAATAATTTGATTAATTAAAGAATGTAATTTATTTTTATTTATTGATTCTTTTAAATCTTCAAATTTTTTTATTTCACTAGCACCTGTGAGACTGTATGATACTATCTTTTGGTTTTTGGTATCTAGTAAAGCAAAGGCATTATTTCCTTCATCATCATATGCAAATCGAACAATTATATAGTTTCCTTTACTTTTAACAGGATTCATATTTGATAATCTTTCATATGATGGAATTGAAGATTCTTTAATTGTAGAAGATACTATATATAATCCTCTTTTTTTAGCATATTCTTTAGCGTCTTCTGGAGTATCAAACATCATATCTAACATTTCTGAACCATCTGGTTTTTCTAAAACATATACTGGATTTGCTTTTGAACCTGATTTGGAAATAGAATAGGCAAATTTATTATAAGCTGTTGAATCAATAGAAGGGGTATAATGTGGACGTGATTCATTTAATTCTTTAGATAATTTTCTATATTTAGATATTAAATCAGCTATTTCATCATCTTTACCCATCATTGTATTGATTTGACTAGATGATAATTTTCTACCATAATATTTTTCTATTTTTTTATGAAGATCTTCTTTTTTTTTTATTTTAAAAAATTCGTTTTCAGCTTCACTATCTACTCCATACATGTCATCATAAGATTCTTTAATTTCTTTAACAACTTTAGGCATATCACCATAACCTGATGATTTATATTTGCCTTTTGGTGCTACTGGTTCTCCACCTCCAACTACATCTTTAGTGTATCCGATTCCTTTAACACCGAAAGAGGCATTTGTATGGTAATAGTTGATATCTTTAGCCATGTTTTTAGCAACAATAGCTTTTAATTCATCAACTGTTTTTTTTAGCATTTTTAGGATCACCCATTTCAGTTAAATAACCTAATAAGAATGATTGGCCATAAAGGTTATCAATGTTTTTAGGATCATTGTTGTCAAAATTGCTTTCTAAATCTTTAGCTACATCTTTATCAATTTTTTCAAACTCGTTTTGGTCACCATATTCTTTTTTATTTTTAACACCAACGGCTTCTTTTAAGTTAGTGTCAAAAATTTTAAACCAATCTGGTTTGTTTGGGTTTTGTGTAGCTACACCTCCTACCCCTTCGTTTAGGATGCTTTTACCTTTTAAGATAGTAACAGCATCATTATAATTAGTTAAAGAAGTAATAAATTCAGGAAATACACGACGAGCACTTTTTAAAAAGTCATCTTTGTTTCCTTTACCTTCTTTAATAAGGTTGTATTGTTGTTGTAAGGTCTTTTCCATTTGTTATAAATATTAAGGATAGAAAATTGCTGGACCTCCTGTAAAAGAAGCACTTGTTACATATAGAGGTACAGTTACACCTGCTGGAAATGTAATAGCGCCTAAATCTCCTCCAGAAGCATCTTTTAATGCTGAAAAAGTAATTGCTGTGCTTGCTACAGTGAAACCAGCATAAGAGCCGGTGATACTAGCTGTAGCTTTAACGGCGATTGCATTAACGGGTACGTTTGCCATATTATTCTTGTTTAAATAGTTTTATTAAATCGTTTAAATATTCTTGAGCCAAATCAGTACCATAAACAATAGTATAAGATTCTGGTTGACTTCTATAAAAATCAATTGTTTTATTTTTTGCTTGCTGCATTAATGGAATCAATTGATTTAGTTTATCTTCTATAGCATCGAAAGCTCTAATTCTGCTTCCTATAAATTCTCTTCTAGAAGGATCGTTAATTTGCATATCATCGAGAAATTTGTCGACATCTTCTGCTTCCCATAACCTTTTAACTTCAATCCCTTTAGCTTTTTTATTTAATGCTTTTTGGTTAACTAATTTGTATTTAAAATCAGTTACGTATTTGTTTTTTGTTACACCTTTTTCACCTGCTGGTGCTCCAGGACCCATAGTTGCTCCTGGACCTTCAGTTACTTTTTTATATCCAGCTTGTGTATAAGCTCCATATGTGGATTTACGTGGAGAAGGACCTGTATGGTTTTCACCTTCACCACCTGAGGTAAAGAAAGAATTTGAAGCAATCGTTGATTCTTCATCTAATGGTTTTCTAATTTTGAATTTAAACTTAGCCATTAACTTTAATTATTTCTTCTAAAAGTTCGTAGTATTGTAATAAATTTACCAAATCATCATTTCCAACATTAGATACTTTACCTAATGGAGTCAATAAATTAATAACTTCATTTAATTTAATTTGAACTGATTTTTCACTAACATTTTTAGATAATTTTTTCAATTCAGATTTAATTTCAACTATTTTTGTATTATAAAATTCTTTTAATTTTGGAGTAGAGTCTACTGAATTAATGAATTCTTTTAATACTATTTTTTGGTTGTCATTTAATGTAGCGTATTTACCATTAAATTTCTCTAACATTACTCTGTAAGTTAAAATACGCAAATCTTTATCATATGACTGGAATTCAGTTAATAAATCATCTTCAACTTTTTGTTTGCTAACTTGTTTAGTTGTTAAACTTTCCAAAATAGCAATTTTGTTGTCAATCAGTTGGTTCGGATTGGATAAATTTTCGCTATTATATATCTCTACCAACGTATATAATGCAGCGTATACCTTGTAATTAGGCAATTTGGTTCTAAAAAATTCTTCTAAGTTATAATGCTTAGATATTTCTTGAATCAAATTATACTTTTGTCTTTTTAATGCTCCTCTATTTAAGTTCTTAGAAGATTCGATTACAGAGTTAATTATAACTTCGGCTTTACCCTCAGTTAAATTTTTATATTTAGTTAAAGTCTCGTAAAGTTTGTATTCTCTGCCTAATTCAGTCTTTACAAAATATTTTTTTAGAATATGTGTTGCTTTTGAATCCCTGCCTGATAAGGTATCAGCAGTAATTTGTCTTACTAGAAGTTCAAATAGGATTCCTGTATTTTTGTACTTAGAATGTTTAATATTCATTCCCCAAAGGTTTTGTTATAAATATATAAAAAATTTTATTCCCTTAATTTACTTTCATCTAACAATGAATCTCCAGCTTCACTTATTTCAGGAGTTACTTTTTTAACTAATCCTTCAATCAAAGATTTGTTTTTCAAGTAAATTTGTTTTGCCTCTAAAGCCAAAGGTGATCCTCCTTTGTAATTTGGGTTAATACCACCTTGTTCATTTTCATTATCTTTAGCATTCATACCTTTAGCACCCAATCTGTCTTTACCAAAATTATCATCTTGTGTATTTCTGTTAGTTGATTTTTCTTCAGGACGTCCTAATTTAACATCATCACCATATCCTGTAGGTACGTTTTCTGGTTCAGAATACATTCTTCCTTTACCATAAAGTGAGGCCAGATCGTGTGGTGTACCATATGATTTACCTGTTACTTTAGGATCGTTTCCTTCTTCAGCAACTTGGTTTTGTCTGAAGGCACGTTTTTGATCTTCAATAATTAAATCTCTATATTCATCATATTGATCTTCACTGAAGTGGAAAATATGATTATAAATCCAATCAGAAGGTAATATTTTAAGATCCATAATCTTTTGAGCCAAATCAACTTTTTGTGTTAATAAAGCAATTTTTTCCTGATCATAGATAATTGAAGGTGTAGTTAAATCTAATTCAAAATTAGTTAATTGCTCACCTGTATACCCTTGTGAATATAAATGTACTAATGCTATTTTATATAGTTCTGATAATACAATACGTTGGATTCTGTTAATTGTACGAGCAAATCTAATATCTTCTGCTGCTAATGTTGCTTTACCAGTTAAGTCTTTTTCATAACCCATAAATGCTTTAGGTACTTTTAAAGCAGCAAACAATTTATCTCTTAAGTAAGTAACGTCTTGAATACCATCATACTGTAAACCTGGAGTAGTTTCAATTTTAGTTGATTGATCATTACCACGAATTGGAATGTAAAAATCTTCCAATAAGTTTTGCATGTTGTATTTTAAGTTATAATCACCTGAGTTACTATCCATTAATGGAGTACGTTTCATTGTAGAAATTGTTTTCTGCATGAAATTTTCTACCTCGTTTGGAGGAATAGAACCAACGTTAATATAGAATATACGACGATCTGGTGAACGAGAAATTCTATGAATCAACATAGCATCTTCCATCAACACATATTGTTTAAAGATACGACGAGCTGGTTCTAGATATGAACGACCATAAGGTAAATAGTTAACATCAGTTAACAATCTAAAGTGAGCCATTTCATAATTGTCAAAATAAATACCTGGTTGGTTATCAAATGTTCCTAAATTAGGAGTACCATAATAACCAGAACCACCAGCAAAAATACCTTCAGGTGAATATTTAAATCTTACAGCATTTGGATGTTCTTTGTCATAATTTTCTTGACGTTCAATATGATAAGCTGTATAAGGAATTACATTGTAAACACCATATTTTTCAGCAATTTCTAATTTTAAGAAAAAGTCACCATATTTACACATTTGACGAATCCAAGACCATAAATTGAATTCAATGTTTAATACATCATAAAACAAATTATAAAGGATTTGTTGAATATCGTCGTCACTTGATTTAATATGAAGTACTTCTCCCATATCATTTTTTAAAGTACTTTCATCAGAGATAATGTCTAAAGCAGAGGCAACAATAGCATCATAATCCATGTTATCATAATCTGAATAAACCATGGTTCTAAGATACTGCCAGTTAATATTGATTTGAGAACCTAATAAAGAAGTTGTTGATGGAGAATATAAACGATTATATCTATCAACTAATGAATTTGTTGCTATATCTCCTGATTGTTGAATGGAATCAACATCCATTACTTTTAATTCGTTTCCACCTTGATTTCTTATAATTACGTCTGTTGAAAACAAACGTTGTAATCGGGTGAATAAGTTAGTATTTGCCATTTTTTATATGTTATTATTATAAATATTACAACAACCATTTAATGTCCTCAAGTCCACCCTCTGTTTGAATAGAATATGGATTTTTGACATGGTTGTTATTATATCCACCAGTATAAGTAGCTTTACTCATATTTCCAAGTGTAGCGCGAGTCATGTCGTGAGATATTTGCTGGAATTTTAATGAAGTATCTCTTAGAAACATTCCAATACCAAAACTCATTACTAAGTCATCATTGTAACCAGTTTGTGCTTCAGGTCTACCATTTTTCCAAACAAATACTTTCATTTCTTCTAATAATCGTTTTGAACGAATTGTTACAGAACGATCACCAACATACTCTCTAAATTTATTTATTACTAATGGTCTTGTTCTTAAAGACATTGTAAAACCAGGTGTCATATCTGAACCACCATCAAATACTCTCAAATATGATTCGGCTGTTAATTGATCTGATTTTGGAGAATGATATAAATTACGATATCCTCTTTCAATAATAGCATCTAATGTTGCCCAACCAATTGAGGCATTTTCAACTACTAACATTGCATTGTTGTATTCAGAGCCTAACCCAACTAAGAAATAACCATATTCTTTAGGAGGTAATTGTCCTCTATATTCGGCAACTTGTGTGTTAGTTGCTATATCAATAACGTGAGCAGCAGATGAATCTTTACCATCACCTCTAGCTACGTCAGCTATTATCATGTATTCTCTACTATAATCAGCAGGTTCCCAAACCCATAAATTTTGATCAGCACCTCTACGTTCAATTGGGTCTTTAATGGTTGTTTCTTTTATAAAATCAATCCATTCAGGGTAAAACACTACATCACCTGATGTACTAAAGTCACAATCACATTCTTGTGCTGCTAATCTAGGATCTCCTAACAATTCATCTTGTCTTTTTCTCCAATCATCATTTCGTTCAGGATGAACATACCAAGGTAATTTAATTGGTAAGAAATCATTTTCGGCATTTTCAGCTGCTACCCAAGTTTTATGGAACCAGTTACCAGTACCGTATGGAGTTGATAATACAATCGCTCCACCACCAGTTGCTAAGGTTTGTTGAGCAGAAGCCCAAATTTCACCAATTTGTTCAATGAACGCTGCCTCATCCACTATCAACAAAGATACAGCTTCTGAACGACCTGCATCACTTGAAGCTGAAGTAGCTTTAATTTGTGAACCATTACTTAATCGTAATGATAATTTGTTATTTTCTTCTGCTGTTATTTTTAACCATGAAGGTAAATTGTCAAACATAAACTTAACCTTTGTAACCATGTTACGAGCGGTTTCTTGTTTAGTTGCAATACAAAGTACGTTTTTGTCTTTATGGAATAACATTAGCCATAAAGAATAACCTGCTGCTAATGTTGATATACCTAACTGACGAGATTTTAGTACAACTGAGTATGGATTGTCTCTCCATAATCTTAATACTTTTTCTTGGAAAGGATATAAATTGAATATTACTCTACCTCTTTGTGGGTGTTGAATATTACAATATTTTTTCATAAAATGTGCAGGGTCTTTTGAACAACGAACGTATTCTTCCCTTATTATTTGTTTTAAATCTTGACTCATATTATTTGGAAATATACCAGTAAATTCCTGCTTTAATTACAGGTTCAAAACGAGAATTAACTCCAACCCCTAATCTATAAATGTTTTTACCATTTCTTTCATATAAACCATCTAAAGATATAGAACTTGTTTTACCAATTCCTACTGATGGTCCGACAAAGAATGCATTTTTTCTTATAATTTCTTTTGTTATTGTGGTTTCTATAATTTTATGTCTTATGGTTGCTATTAAATTACTTTTAATAGAATCTAAAGGACATTCTGAATAGATTTTTGTGTAGAAAGTAGCTGTAAATGAATCTGTTTTGTATTCAAAAGTATCATTGGTTAAGTACTTTTTAGTCTCAACAATAACAGTTTTACCTGTTGAATCAATAATTGTATCATGAACATAATAAGGTACAGGAACAGGTTTGATTTTAGTTTTACCTATTACTTCAAGTGTATCGTGAACGTAAGAGGTGTCAGAGACAGTAACAGTGTTAGTAATTACATCGTCTTTAGAGCATTTAGTAAGATATACAATTATTACTGTTAAAATAATGATTATGATGTATGGGAAACCTTTTTTCATATATCTATAAATATTAATTAAAATAAAAAAAGCTCGATTTTTGGTCGAGCTTTAGTGTTTGTTTATTTGTTTTAATGTTTTTTGGATTTGTTTT